AACCTTAGAGCAACATATGATGCTCAGCTAATTGAAGCATACCTTAATGGTGAATTTGTAAACCTTAATGGCCATGCTGTATATCATGCATTCAATCGCTTTAAACATAATATTGATTTCCTCTTTGACACATTTGAGGAGAACATAAGATATGCGGTTTGATCCAGTACATATTGGTGGAGATTTTAATGTTGGGCATATGGCTGCGTGTTGCGCTGAACATCATAATGGTATACTCTATGTAATGAAAGAATTTATTGATGTCCTAGATACACCTAATCTTATTGAGGCCATTGATGAAGAATTTCAAGGACGCAAGATATTTAGTTACCCAGATTCCACAGGTTCTAAAAGACAATCTACTAATGCAAATATCTCTGACATCAAATTGCTCAGAGAAGCGAAGTATATTATCAGAGCAAGAAGCATCAACCCTGCTGTTAAAGATAGAATCGCTGCTGTCAATAGGGCGTTTGAACGAAAAAAACTTTTCATTAATACTGAGGCGTGTCCTGAGCTTACACAAGCCTTAGAGCAACAGATTTATAATACTCAAGGTAAACCAGACAAAGATTCTGGATTAGATCATATTCTTGATGCACTTGGATATATGGTACATTACTTAATGCCAGTACGTTCTACTGGTGTACAAGGGATAGCTGTAGCACAATGATTAATATTGATCCACAGAATCATCCTGATTATAACAAAGCCCTTTTTGGTTGGCAGAGAGTTAATGACTGCTTCCAAGGACAGGATGAACTACTTAGGAATGTGCATAAGTATTTTGCATGTCCTGTAGGATTGCATGCAGCGGAACTTGAATCAACAGAAGCATATAGCAAAGCTGTAGAATTTATGTCCAGCAGGATTGCTGTTGGATCAGGATATGGTTATGCCCCCAAGGCTTATTACTCTCATACTATCTTTCCTTCTCTTACTTCCTATACTATTAACGGGTTTATGTCACTTATTACAGAGCATGAGCCTGTAATAGAGATTCCTGATCAATTGTCTTACTTCTATGAGAATGCAGATGAGCTTGATACAGAAGATAAGACATTTAATAAATCTTTGCAGAACCAAATACAAGTTGAAGTCCTTAAGACTGGCCGTTGCCCTATTATGTTGGACCCTCAAACAACAAAATATACTGAGGGACAGCCGAAGCCGTCATTCATTGTCTATGATGCAACGTCAGTTATTAATTGGATCTCTTCAAATGATGAAGAGGACCGTGGTAAGCTACTTGAGGTCATGATCCTTGAGAATATAGCTAATCCAAAATATAATTTATTATCAGATCCATCTGAAAGAACAATTAAAAAGTATCTTCATCTTAAACTTATTGCTGGTGTATATACTGTAGATACATATATACAAAATGATGATCAAGATGGATATGATAAAACTTCAATAAAACCTTCTATATTAGGCAAGTATCTTGATTATATACCATTTCTATTTATAGGATCAGAAGATAATACACCCGCTGTTGATATCTCACCACTAAGCGGAATCTCTGTATCGCAAGTTAAATATGGTGAGCTTGAAGCATTGCTATCTCATGCTGAGCATCACTCTGGTGCACCAACGTTTATTATATCTGGTGTAACAAAAGAGGATATGCCGACAGTTACTGGTGCTGGCGTTGCATTAGCATTACCAGATTATACAAGTAGGGCATACTATACAGAAACTGATACGTCATTTATGACATCTATCAGAGAAAGACAATCTGAGTATCTTGCTCAAGCACAAGATCAAGGTGCCAATCTATTAGGCTCATCCAAAAATACATCAGAATCTGGAGAAGCATTAAGACTACGCCAAGCAGCCTCAACTGCGACGCTCAAATCGATCATCGGTAATGTTGGGGAAGGCATTGAAAAACTGCTCAAGATGTCTGCTGATTGGATGGGCCTATCTACTTCAGAAGTAAAATATACACCAAATCAAGAATTCTCTACTTTTGCACTTACTGCTAATGAGCAAATTGCTCTAGTTCAATCTTGGCAGTCTGGTGCTATTGCACATTCTACTCTTCTTGAGAACTTCAGAAAGGCTGGTATGCTTAAGCCTGGAGAGACTGTAGAACAAGAACAAGAGAAGCTCAAAGAAGATGGTGAGAAATATGTTGCTCCATTGGAGCCTGGTGAAATAACTAATCCACTTGATGTAGGTGAGAATCTACAGAAAGGCAATACTCTTGATAAAAAGATCAAGAAATAGGTGATAATATGTCAAAAATACTATTAGCAGCACAAACTGGAGCTGGAGCAAAAAATAAATGCTAGTGGAACTTGGACTAATGTTAATGATGGTGCTCTTCAACAGCTGACTGCTACTACAACTGTATTATTTGTTAATATGCCTGGTGTATATCGCATTAATAAAGGTGCAACAACAGCCTCAGTACCAGTTGAAGTATCATATGGGCTTAATCCTTAAAATCAAGAAATAAGGCACAGATTATGAAAAAACTTGGATCAATAATAAAATGGCCGATGAAAAACCAATACCATCTACTGCTGTGCTTTTACTTCTTGCTGTTCTTGGTGGGTCTGGCACTAATTTAGCAACACGTGTTATTTCACCACCAAGAGATGATCCATGGACTGGAACTCAAGCTAAAGCATCACATGATATACTTAATGAAAAGATAAATTTATGTAAAGGTGAAGTTGATAAATGTAATGCTAAATTAGATGATGGAAAATCAAGAGAACATGATAAAATATTTTTTTGGACTGAAAGAGTTAAAAGATTAGAAGATGAAATTTTGCTATTGTATAGCATAGGAGAATCCAGTGGATATTAAAGAACTAGAAGCACTTATTAAAACACAGAAAACTACAATTGCTACTATGACTACAGATGCAGCGTCTGCAACTGATGAATTAGATCGCATGCGTGGACATCAGCATACATTGCTTGAAGAGACAAAGACTGCGAAGAACGAGCGGAAAGCTTCTTCTGATGCACTTGCAGCAATACAGACAAAGATTGATGATCTTGAAAAGAAAGGTTTGATTCATGAAGGCAATTATGAAGAATTGCTTACTAGAGCTACAGAAAAGATGAAACTTGATTTTGATACAAAATTGGGTGATTCTACAGCTGCATTTAATGAATTGAGTGATAAATATAAAACTACAGTAAATGGATATAACACAGAAAAGATTAATTCAGAATTGAGAAAAGCAGCAGAGTCTGCTGGTGTAATTCCCGGTGCAATTGATGATGTTGTTTTCCGTGGTAATGGTATTTTCAATTTTGGTGATGATGGTAAAATTGAAGCAAGAGATTCAGAAGGTAATCTTCGTAAGATTGGCAATAAACAAATGACTCCAAAGAATTTTGTTGAATCTTTGAAAGAGAATGCGGTTCATTTTTGGCCGCAAAGTGAAGGTGCTGGTGCAACTGGTGGCTCTGGTAAGGGCTCAAATGATGTAAATCCATTTGTGAAAGGCAAGAATTTTAATATTACTGAACAAGCTAAACTTCGTAGGAATGATCCAGGTTTAGCAAATGAATTACAAAAGGCTGCTAATGCTGCTTAGGCATCTTAGCATAAATACGACCAAGGCTAGTTGTGCTAGCGGTTATTAATTTAAATTTAAGAGGAATAAACAATGGCTGCTGTTCTACTATCCGATGTATATGAACCAGTAACTTTTAACCAGGCTGTTCAAGAAGCAGCTATTGAGGTAAATGCATTTGTTTCATCTGGCGTTCTGCTGTCTGATCCCAGAATTGATGAAATGGCTTCTATTGGTGGTCACATTGGTGATCTGCCTTTCTATAATGGTCTGACTAATGATGAGCCAGACTATAGTTCTGATGATCCTGCATCTTTCAGCACTCCTGCTAAGATCACTGATGAGAAACAGATTTTCCGTAAAGCCATGATGAATAAAGCATGGTCAACCATGGATCTGTCTCGTGAATTGGCTCTTTCTGATCCACTTGGTGCTATTACTAGCCGTATTGGTCATTATTGGTCTACTATGCTGAGTCGTCGCCTCATCCAATCTTCTTTGGGTGTGCTTGCTGATAATGTTGCTGCTGATTCAAGTGATATGCTGTATACTATTGCTACTGATGCTGCCGCAACTGCTACAGCCGCAGAGAAGATCTCAGCGGAAGCTGTTATTGCTGCTGCCGCTACTATGGGTGATGCAGCGAGTGGTCTGACTGCTATTGCTATGCATTCTGTAGTATATAATACTCTGCAGACTAACAACTTGATTGATTTTATTCCTGATGCTCGTGGTGAAGTTAAATTTGCTACTTATCTTGGTTATGTAGTTGTTGTTGATGATGCTATGCCTGCTGTTGCTGGTTCCAATCGTATTACCTATACCAGTGTTCTGTTCAATGGTGGTTCATATGCACATGGTGTTGGTACACCAACTGTACCTTCTGAGCTTGATCGAGTTCCATCATCTGGTGATGGTGGTGGCCAGGATATCATCTACTCTCGTCGTACTGATATTGTTCATCCATATGGCTTTGCATTTATCTCTGGTTCTGTAGCTGGTGATTCTGCTACTGAAGCTGAGCTTGCTGCAGCTGCTAACTGGAATCGTGTATATGCCAATCGTAAAAACATTGGCCTTGCATTCCTTCAGACTAACGGCTAATTTAAATTAGGACAAGGATGTCCAATTTTAAGAGGTAAATGAGATGAAAGGTTTAATACGTTCCCTATCAAGGGGATCAGAGATTGATCAAAAGGTAGTCAAAAAGACTATTGTTATTGATACATCTGTTGATATTACTGGTGTAGCTGGTGCAGTTGATGCTGCTCAAGTAGTAATTGGTGATCTTCCCACTGGATACATTCTTCTTTTGTGTGCAATTTCTTCTATTGGTCTTGATGGTACTGGTGATGCCCATATCATTGATAACTGGGAAGGTGATTATGCTATTGGTACCGTACCAAATGCTAATCTTACCCTTGCTGGTACTGATCTTGATCTTTTGCCAGCTGTAGCTCTTGATGCTGGTGCTTCTGATAAAATTGCTCCTGCAGTTACATCTGTAACTACTGCTACTGAGCAAATCTTGATTGATAATACCGGTGGTGCTCTTGAGATTAACCTCAATATCCTTATTGATGATAATGTCATTACTGATACTGAGGATGGTACTTTTGCAGTAGCTGGTACTTTGAAATTGGCATATATTGTTCTGTAATTTATAGCATAATTACCATCTAGTAGGTGGTAATTTTGGTGTAAATATATAATTACATAGGAATTTAAAATGGACACACAGACAGTTAAGACAGTTAAGACAGTTGAAAAGCTAGAAATGACTAAGCTTGATGTGATAAAACGAGATGCTAAGTTAGCTCGTGATATAGCAAATAAAGCAAAGATTGATGCAGAAGAAAAGGATAAAAAAGCAAAAGCATTAGAAGCTATGATTCCTGCTCCTAAGCAAGCTACACTTCAAGAGTGTTTAGCATTACAAAATAAATCACGAGAGGCCAATATAGCTAAAGAGAAAGAAATATCTGAGAAAGTTGCAAAAGCAATTGCTAATATGTAATTAATTTAAGAGGATTTTAAGATGGCTGATCAAGTTTTTAATATTTCAAAAGGTCGAGTTGTTGAACTTTATAATAATGTAAAGAGTAATAGCCCAGCGGCATCTGGATTCATTGTAATTTTGTTGACTGCTAATGATGCAGATGCAACATTAATTGATTTTGATGAACTTGATGCACTTCTTGCTGCTGCTGGTAATACTGAGGCTGTTCATGCTACTTATGTACGCAAAACCTTAACTGATGCAGAAATTGATGCTCTTCCAGCTCCTGATGATTCCAATGAGCGTCGTGATCTTGATCTTCCAGATATCACCTGGACAGCACTTACTGCTGGTGTTGCTCTAACTAAAGCAATTGTATGTTATGCACCAGATGTAGGAGGTGCTGATACTACTTTGGTTCCAGTAACTCATTATGACTTTACTCCTACTCCAGATGGTAGTGATTTGACTCTTCAGTTTCACGCTGATGGCTTCTACAGAGCTGGCCAATAATATCATGCTTAATAATTGAGTAATCAGTGAGCACTGAAACATTATATCCTGATGTCCTACAAGTTCAAACGAACTTGTCGGGCTCAGTCACGGATATTGATGATGATCCAGATTCTCCTGATGGTGCTTGGTTAGTAGCAAGCTCTCATACAGTTGATAGTGTTTGTCGGGTTTCATTCCCTATACCAACAGGTGAACTCACTGCTGGTGCAGATGTTCAGGAATTCAGGATTTTATGGAGAGGTTCAGATACTGGAACGACACCTGATGCTATTGACGTATATCTATATGAAAATGGCTCACAAGTAGGCTCCGTTCTGTATAATGCACCTAATCCCTTGGGAACGGGTGGTGTCATATCTGCTACTTGGAACGCTGCTGATCTTGCTGATATAAGCGGTGCAGATGTTGAAGTTCATATTG